CGCTGGCAGGAATTTACTGGACTTGAGGCAATCCACGAGCAGTCAGGTGGCACGTTTAATAGCATGCAATAAAATGACCGCAGGAAGAAAACCAAAACCAACAGCGTTAAAGATAATCAGCGGAAACGCAGGAAAAAGAAAGCTTCCAGAGTTCGAGCCAAAGTTCGATATTTCTCAGCCGACACCACCGCCATTTTTAAATGATGATGCGAAAGTTGTTTGCCGTGATGCGCAAGAAAAGAAGGATCTGCTGCGTCGCATGAATATTGCAGATTATGAGAATTACGTTTCTTCGGAAGCGGCATTTGCTGCTTTGAAATAAAAAAGCAATGCGGGCCAAGAAGAAAGATTTATGTCAAAAAAAATAAGAAGAACAGCTAGAGTAGATTGGGCCAAGTTGAAAGCTTGGTTTATGTCGGATCATACTCGCAGCCTTGCTGATGTTGCTGAGCACTTCAAAGTATACCCTTCCACTGTGCGCAATCGTGCCGGTGATGAAAAGTGGATAGATGAGCGACACAACAGGGCGACTCATATAGCTAATAAGGCGACAGAAAAGATTCTTGAAGATCAGGTAGATGCTGCTGTGCGCTGTAATAAGGAAACCGCATTAGTCGCACGTAAAATACGACAGAAAGTGGTCGAATTTTTGAGAAGGGAAAATTTGTCGCCTTCAGAGCTAAATGCTGTCGCTTCTGCCCACGATAAAGCGGTTATTCAGGAACGTTTAGCGCTAGGAATGGCGACATCAACGACAGAGTTAACAGGTAAGAACGGCGCGGATCTTCTGCCAACCTCTGGGGTTCTTGTTGTGCCAGCTGCTATGAGTGTTGATGAATGGGAAAGAAGTGTCTCTGAATACCAAAAAACGCTGCATAAATCTTGAAGGTATCCTGGAAAGCACAGTATGGTAGCCAAGCACAGTTTCTGAGTTGCCCGATTTATGAATGCCTGTATGAAGGTACTAGAGGGCCTGGCAAAACTGATGCGTTATTGATGGACTTCGCGCAACATTGCGGTAAAGGGTTCGGCGGTAACTGGCGTGGCGTGCTATTCCGACAAACATACCCGCAGCTTGCTGACGTGGTTGCAAAATCAAAAAGGTGGTTTTATCAGATTTATCCAGGCATAAGATTTAACGCAAGCGATTACGTTTGGACATGGCCAACTGGGGAGCAATTGTTGTTGCGGCACATGCGTGTGGAAGATGATTACTGGAATTATCACGGTCATGAATACCCTTGGATTGGGTTCGAGGAAATTACTAACTGGCCATCTCCAGCGTGCTACGAATCGATGCACTCATGCAGTCGTTCAGCATTTGATGGGATGCCAAGAAAGTTTCGCGCCACATGCAATCCTTACGGGGTTGGTCATAATTGGGTAAAAGCGCGATTCATTGATCCTGCCCCTGCTGGCGTTGTCATTAAAGGCACAAATAATTTAAGCAGGGTAAGAATTCACGGTAGCGTATATGAGAACAAAATTCTCATGGCGGCTGACCCGAACTACATATCCAAGTTAGAGAGCATTGCTGACGAAAACAAGCGTAAGGCGTGGCTAGAGGGATCGTGGGATATTGTCGCGGGCGGTATGTTCGACGATGTTTGGAGAGAGTCTGTTCACGTAATCCGCCCGTTTGAAATACCTACAACATGGCGCATTGATCGGTCATTCGATTGGGGTTCTAGCAGACCGTTCTCTGTGGGCTGGTGGGCTGAATCTGATGGCACAAATTTGCCGGATGGCAAAAGCTACCCGCGTGGCACATTATTTAGAGTCGCCGAATGGTACGGTTGGAATGGCAAGCCCAACGAAGGATGCAGAATGCTGGCTTCTGAAATAGCTCATGGGATTCTGAAAAAAGAAAAAGAAATGAAACTTGTTGGACGCGTTAGATCAGGTCCAGCTGATTCAGCTATATTTGACACTCAAAATGGCGTTTGTATTGCGGATGACATGGCAAGAATTGGTGTTAGGTGGGAAAGAGCTGATAAAGGCCCAGGCAGTCGGAAAAATGGATTCGAGCACTTGCGGAAAATTATGAAATCAAGTCTGGATTGCCCTATGGAAGATCCCGGCTTTTTTGTTTTTGATACCTGCCGTAATTTTATCCGCACAGTACCAACATTGCCAAGATCAGATAAAGATCCAGATGATGTAGACACGGATGCCGAAGACCATATTGTCGACGAAACAAGATACCGATCGAATACTCGAAGCAGGAAGGCCGAGATAAGCGAGTTCTATTTATGATAAGTATAAATCCAATTGAAACGCCATCAAAAGCAGTTAGTGAGATGTCGCCATCATGGGAAATTATCGGCGATCTACTGGGTGGCACTCAAAGAATGCGCGAGCGCGGGGAAACTTACCTGCCAAAGTGGGAAAAAGAAAGTGACCGAGCTTATAAGTATCGGTTGAGTACAGCAACAATATTTCCTGTGCTCAGCAGAACGGTTGAAATTCTAGCAGCAAAGCCATTTAGCAAGCCATTACAGTTAAATGACAACGTTCCTGAGAATATCGTAGCGTGGGCGGAGAATATCGACCTTCAAGGCCACGATTTGCAAGCTTTTGCGTCTGATATTTTCAGCGAAACATTGGCTTATGGTTTGTCTGGCGTGTTGGTAGACTCACCAAAAAAAGATGAGGGCATTAGAACGCGAGCGGACGAAAAGGCGGCGGGTGTTAGACCTTTCTTTGTCCATTATTCACCTTGGAATGTTATCGGCTGGCGCACTGAAACAGTTGGCGGCGTAACAAGGTTGATTCAGCTTCGTTTGCGTGAACGCAGAATGGAACCAACCGGAGATTATGGTGATGCCGAGGTTGAGTACATTCGAGTGCTAACGCCAGGCGCATGGCAGCTATGGCGCAAAACTGAAAAAAGCGAGTGGGTTTTGTACGGCGAAGGAATTACCGGATTGAGTGAGATTCCCTTTGTGGCATTCTACGGCAATCGTAATAAAGGATTCATGATGGCCGATCCGTCTTTGATGGAATTGGCCTATCAAAACATAGAACACTACCAGAGCAGCAGCGATCAACGTTCAATCATGCATGTTGCGCGAGTTCCTATTCTCTTTGCGCGCGGATTCGACGAAACCGACAAGATAATGGTCGGCATGTCATCGGCAGTGAAGGCAACCAGCCCGGCGGCGGAGTTGCAATTCGTAGAACATAGCGGCTCATCGATTGGGGCTGGTCGTCAGTCTCTGATCGATCTTGAAGAGAGAATGCGGCAGACCGGCGCAGAATTATTGGTGTTGCAGCCCGGCAAGATCACGGCAACGCAGGTTTACACTGAGGATGAGGGCAATAAATGCGTTTTGCAACGCATAGTAGAGAACTTTGAAGATTCGCTTAATCAATGCCTCCAATTTATGGCTGACTTATCAGGCCAGAAAACAGGCGGAACCGTTGAGCTGTTTAAAGACTTCGGGGCTGCAACGCTGACCGACGCAAGCGCGCAGTTGTTGTTATCTGCCAATCAAGCGGGCAAACTCAGTGACGAAACCCTAATATCAGAGTTCAAGCGGCGCGGCATTTTGTCGCCAGAAATTGATGCGGAAAAAGAAAAAGAAATGATTGATAGTCAGGGCCCGGCATTTGGAACGATTAACTCGGCTTAATGGAAACCGTTAACGAGTCGCTGCTACACCAGGCAGTCAATCATGCGATTGACTTGCAGCATTACGGCAATGGCGCCGTGCGTAGAATGATATCCATTCTGAACGCATCAGATGAGAAACTGACACTAGACATTCTTAACGCGCTGGAAAGATTGCCGCGTGGAAGTTTTACGGTGCAGCGATTGAGTAATTTGCTTAAGGATGTAATGCGAACCAACGCGCAGGCTTACAGTGCGTTAAAAAGCGGTGTTGAATCAGATTTGCAGGATCTAGCGAAAGCAGAAGCGGAATATCAGTCTGGTTTGTTTAAGTCTGTTTTGCCGGTGAGTCTATCGGTGTCGTCGATTGATCCTGAGCAGGTTTATACCGCAGCGATGTCCAGGCCGTTTCAGGTGTCGAAGAACGGCGCTGTTCCGATGGCCAGTTATCTTGAGAATCTAAGCGCGGATCGTGCAGAAAAAATACAAAATGCAATCAGGCTTGGTTACGTAAACGGCGAAACGATAGATCAGATGGTTAGGGCCATCAGAGGCACAAAGACAAGCAATTATGCCGATGGCCTGATGCAAGCGCCTAGGCATTACGTCGAAGGGATGGTAAGGACATCAATTAACCATATGTCGAACTTCACGGCGCAGCGGTTTTATGAGGCCAATTCAGAATTGATCAAGGGTGTCATGTGGGTATCAATGCTTGATTCCAGGACAAGTCCGATATGCCAGGCCAGGGATTCCAAAGTTTACCCCTTGAATAGTGGGCCAAGGCCGCCAGCGCATATTGGTTGCCGTTCCAGAGTAACGCCGGTCGTAAAATCATGGCGCGAGCTTGGTCTTGATATAGATGAGTTCAAATCAACGCGCGCATCAATGGACGGTCAGGTTCCCGAAGATATTACTTATCAAACGTGGCTTGAGAAGCAATCAGCCGATCGTCAGGATGAGATTTTAGGGAAAACAAAGGCTAAACTGTTTCGCGAAGGTGAGGCTGTTGACAAGTTCGTTGACAATAAAGGCAGGACGCTAACCATCGCGCAGCTTCGAGAGCGCAATAAAGCACTATTCGATAAATTGGGCATGTAATGTCTAAATGAAGAAATTTACCATCGTTCCACCTGCTGAGCCGTCAGACTTAGAGGTGTTGCACAGCAAAAGAAAGAGCATTCCGAAGCCGGACGGAATGTTGCAGTGTGAGCGATGCGGGTGCAGGTCAAGCATTACGATAGTCACCGGCGCAGTCATTAAGAATGGCAAAAAGCAGGGCGGAACCGTTACAGTTAAAGACGAATGCATGAGTTGCTGGAAGCGGGGCATATATTCCCCAATGATTCGAGAGACGAAGCTAGTTAAATAACAGAAAGTTTAGTATCAAATGAAGCCGATTGTCCTGAAAGGGATAGTCGGCTTTTTTATTGCCCGCAACAAAGCAGTAAGCAGCGGTGCGGTTTTTGGGCAGAAAGCCCACAACTTTTGAACAGGAAGTTCACAAAATGGAATTAATGCTAGATGAGCAAGGCCACGCAGTCTTAAGAAACGGCAAGCCAGTTTACAAACACACTGACGGCAAGGAAATTGAGTTCGATGCTGGTCAAGCGTTTGCAAAAATTGGGCAGCTAACCGGGGAAAACACGGCTTATAAGACGCGGTTCACTGAAGCGGAAACTAAGCTTAAGACTTTCGAAGGTATTGCCGATCCGTCGGCTGCAATCAAGGCACTGGAAACATTGGCAAGTCTAGATCAGAAGAAGCTTATCGATGCAGGCGAGGTTGAGAAAGTGAAGGCAGAGATCAGCAAGGCGTTTCAAGCTCAAATTGATACTGCTGTTTCAGAACGTGATGCTTTTAAAGCACAGCTTTACGACGAAAAGATAGGCGGAAGCTTTGCAAGATCGAAAATGATAGCCGAAAAACTGGCGATCCCGTCAGATTTGGTACAAGCCAGGTTCGGCAGTCAATTCAAGATCGAGGAAGGTAAAGCGGTCGCTTACGACTCAAACGGCAATAAGATTTATAGCCGTAGCAAGCCGGGCGAATTAGCAGACTTTGAGGAAGCGCTTGAATTGCTGGTTGATCAATACCCTCACAAAGACAGCATTTTGAAAGGCACGGTTTTACCAGGTTCTGGCGCTGGCGACGGTGAAGGCGTAAACAAAGGTAATAGTATCGACTTATCGAAACTGCCACCAATGGAACGACTCACTAAAGCACGCGAATTGGGTCTTGCAACAAAGTCTTGATAAATTACTGCCGATCAACTTCTGCCGGTTCGCTAGCACGGGATTTTCTTCAATTTAAAATTTAAGGATGATATAAAAATGGCACTTACATTGTTAGAAGCAGCCAAGCTTGAAACTGGCAACGTTGTACGGCAAGCGGTGATTGAAATGTACGCCGGTTCGAGTGATGTTCTGGGCGCTTTGCCGTTCGAGAATATTACCGGCAATTCATTATCCTATAACCGCGAAGCGAGCCTTCCAGGTGTTGGATTTAGAGGCGTTAATGAATCTTATACACCAAGCACCGGCGTTATGAATCCAATCACTGAGCGTTTGGTGATTGCTGGCGGTGAACTGGACGTGGATAAATTTATCGTTCGCACGCAAGGCCAGGCACAGCGAGCGGTTCATGAAGCGATGAAAATACGCGCGCTTGGTTTGGCTTGGACGCGCAAATTTATCAAGGGCGATTCCGCTTCTGATCCGCGTGAATTTGACGGCTTGCAAACCAGAGTGACAGGGAACCAGGTTATTTCCGCCGGTACTACTGCTAATGGTGCGGCTTTGTCTCTGGCAAAACTAGACGAATCAATCGACCAGACATTTAACGCTACACATTTGCTGATGAGTAAAGCAATGGCGCGCAAATTCAGCGCGGCGGCTAGATCGACCAGCGTTGGCGGTTATATTAACTGGGAGAAAAACGAGTTCGGCACCCGTGTATTGTCATACAACGATCTGCCTATCCTTACCGTTGATTTAGACAACACCGAAACAGCCATCCTAGGATTTTCCGAAGCTGCGTACTCCGGCACTGCTACAGCGACATCAATCTACGTTTTGAGCATGGGGCCTATGGGAATGACTGGCTTACAAAACGGCGGCATTGAAGCGGTTGATCTCGGTGAAATGGAAGATAAGCCAGCCTTCAGAACCCGCGTTGAGTGGTATAACGGCCTGGCCATTTATCATGGTCGTGCGGTTACCCGCTTGCAGCATATTGGTGATTTGGCCATTGTTGCTTAATCATTAATCAGTCAATAAATTAAGGAGTAATAGCAATGCCAAATCAATATTCGATGTTTCAATATGATGACGAGTTAAATCTTAAGGATGCGGGGTTAGTGGCGACAACTACCACTGAGTCAACAATTCTTGACCTTGGTTCAGGGATCGTTGACGGCTTTCTTGTGGTGGATGTTTCGGCGGTTGAGGTAGACAGCGGCAATGAGTTGTATCTAATCTGCCTGGAGGGTTCAAATGTTGCCGCAATGACTTCTGGCTCTGTTTGCTTGGCACAAATCGAGATGGGTAACGCATCGGCACCGGCGGACGCGGATACTTCTACCGGTAGATTTGCGATACCGATCAGAAACGAGCAGAACGGCGTTATCTATCGTTATGTACGTATTTACACTGAAATTGCCGGAACAATCGCAACTGGTATTAATTTTTCTGCGTTTATCGCTAAACGATAAGGGGTGAGTTATGTCTAGGACAGTAACTTACACAGAGGCAGTCAATGATAACGTTCGGAAGATAAAAACAGCCAATCTTGATGCTGCGCCACCCGCTTCGGCGGGAATGGTGCCGCAGTCGCTTGGCGCTACGTGCGTAGTCACTGAAAATGGTGACGCGCTTGTGCATCAAACTGTTTTGACGCTTACCGACTTGGCACAGTCTATTGTGAACGGCACAGAATACCAAAGTACGAAAATTTACGATTTTCCTGCTGGTCGTATTCTGGTGCTTGGAGTAACGGCATCCATCGCGCAGAAAACCACAAGTGCGCTAGACACAACGCTCAATGCGAGTTCTACCGGTGCGTTATCAATCGGAACGGCAGCCGCGTCAAATGTGACGCTTGATAATGCAATGGCCGACCTGTTGCCTTCCACCGCGTTTACTTCATCGGCCACAATTGATGTGGCAGGTACTGCTGTCGGATCTGCTTTAGCGGCTTCGGCGCAGTTTGACGGAACAGGAACGGCTAAGGATGTGTATATCAACACTTCCTACGCCACAACGACCGACGTCGACGGTAACGCAACACAGACATTGACCGGGACAGTGACTATTACATGGATCAACTTGGGAGATATATAAGATGATTAATGTATATGACGCGAATGGCAATATTTTCACGGTTGATTCTGTCGACGCGCGTGAGTATGTGGCAACCGGTAATTATTTTTACCGCAAGCCTGAAGAAGTAAAAGAATCTGCTAAACCTGAATCACCTATAGAAACGGGTGAAACAGATGAAGCAGAACGCGTTCCGACGAAGAAAAAAGGTAAGTAGACGTGGCGCTGGTTACAGAAGACGGGACAGCGAAGTCAAATAGCGAAAGTTACGTCAGCGTTGCCGATGCGGATACGTACCACTCGAATCGTGGTAATGCCGCATGGGCAGCCTTGACCACAACCGCCAAAGAAATTGCGTTACGACTGGCCACTGACTATCTTACTCAGTCGTATCGTGAGCGGTGGAAGGGAAGCAGATCAACCGCAACGCAAGCGCTTGATTGGCCGCGTCAGAATGTTTATATCGATGACAACGGGATTGTTTTGGTTATCGAGAATGACGAAATTCCCGACGGGTTGAAAAATGCTTGCTGCGAGATGGCTCTTAAATCAACGTCAGACAGTCTTATTCCTGATATTGAGCGGGAGACTGCCAGCGAGTCAATCGGCAGTGTCAGCGTGGCTTATTTTCAGGGTGGGAAGCAGAATAAAACTTATCGTGCCGTTGAACTAACAATCAGCCCGCTGCTTGAAATTAGCGACGGCAGCATGAGTATTTATAGAACATGACAGTACTGGATACCAAATTTCGCGTATTATCTGACAAGCTGATTGCTAAAGCCTTATTTAAACAATGCCGGTTCAGGAATTAAGATAATTAGATCATGACAACAATAGCTTATAGAAACGGAATCATTGCATATGATTCACGCATGACGGCATTTAACATTATTGTTAATGATAATTTTGAGAAATCGTTTAGGCAGGATGGTAAGGCTCTAGTTTATTGCGGTGATGTAGGTGACATGCAGCATTTTGTTGAGTGCGTGTTCAATAACAAGAATCCAGATAGAGAATTGGATTGTCAGGCTTTCGTAATAACTAGCGGTGTACTCCATTGTGTTGATGTGGTTGAAGATAATGGAACTTTTAGAATAAGAGAAATACCGCTTGAGACAGACAATTACTACGCAATAGGTAGCGGCACGAGATTTGCATTGGCTTATATGGACTGTGGAATGTCGGCAGTTGAGGCAGTTTCCAAGACGTTCACAAGAGATCCATTCAGTGGCGGGAAAATAAGAACAATCAACATAAAATGACAGTACTGGATGCCAAATTTCGCGCATTATCTGACAAGCTGATCGATAAATACGGCAAGAGCGTAACGTTAACATCAGTAACCAACGGCGCTTATAACCCGGCTACCGGAACATCGGCAAAGACTACGGCAACTTCCACAGTCAAAGCGATTGTTGAAGATTACAGTCTGCACTCATCGGGCGTTGGGTTCCAAACCGGATTGATCAAGGCCGGTGACAAGAAGGTCACTATCGCAGCATTGGGAATAACAAAGCCGAAGCCAAGCGATACGGTCACGATTGACGCGGTGGTGTGGAACATTGTCCGAGTTGTTGAAACTTGGTCTGGCGAGCAAATTGCCGTGTATGAATGCCAGTTGAGAGTGTGACCATGGGTAACTTTACGCTCGATTTAACCAGGTTCGCCAATAAAACAAAGCTAAACGTCGATACTGTTGTTCAAAAGGCAACGCATGACATATTCAGGTCGGTTATCTTGAAATCGCCAGTAGACACCGGAAGATTCAGAGCAAATTGGTTGGCAAGCGTAAATTCTTACGGATCAATGACTCTGGATGATACCGATAAGTCAGGCACCACGACTGTAAGCGCGGTGGGCGCAGTGGCGCTCAGCGCGAAGGCAGGAGGAATAGTTTATCTGGTCAACAATTTGCCATATGCGCAACGACTTGAGTACGGGTATTCAAAACAGGCTCCTGCTGGCATGGTCAGAATAACTATCATGGAATACCAGCAATACATCAATAAAGCAGTGGCAGGGGTCTGATGAGCTATCAACTAATCAGGGCTGCGCTGGAAAGCAAATTGAACGCCATTTCACCAGCGGTAAGCACAGCTTGGGAAAACGTGCCATTTGAACCGGCAATAGGCCAAATGTATCAGCGGGCGTTTCTGCTACCAGCCGGAGCGGATAACACGACATTCGGTAACACTTTGCGGCGCGAGAGCGGAATTTTCCAAGTGTCTGTATGCGCTCCACTGGGTAACGGTTCTTACGATGCCATCACGCGGGCGGAAGTGATAAGAAACTGGTTCTATCGTGGTCTGACGCTGACACAAAGCGGCGTTCTTGTGCGGATATTGAGAACCGCATCAATAGCACCGGCAATCACCGAAGAAGCAAATTACGTTGTGCCAGTATCAATACCTTATTTTTCCGATATCACATAAAAAATGACACCAGCAACTAGAACGTTTCACGAATCCGCATTGAGAGGCGTGAAAGCCATCATTGCGGCATGGGAGAAGTGGCTTAAAGAGCAGAACTAGCACCAATTTAATCATATCAATCGAGCACGCGACTTAGCCGCGCTTTATAGCCCCGCTTAGTCATTTTGCTGACCTCGTTAACTTCTGAGGAAAAGCACAATGACGACCATAGCATCCGGCGTATTTAAAAAACTTGTAGCAAAAAAGCAATCTGCACTTGGAACCAAAGCAACAGCAGGTTCAGCGCAGGAATACCGGCGCGTAACTTCCACAATCGATCTTAAGAAACAGACTTACCAAAGTAAGGAAATGCGGCCATCAATGCAGCGCGCAGATATGCGGCATGGTGTGAGATCGGTAACAGGAACGATCAACGGCGAATTGTCGGTAGGTACTTATCAGAAATTCTTCGAGTCACTGCTTCGCGCAGCAGCAGCCACGGCAGCAACAAGCGGCGCGCTAACGGATGTAACCACCGCAGTGACTACCGGAGCGGCTGGCACATTCACCCGCGCTACGGGATCGTTTCTGACCGACGGGTTCAAGGCCGGTATGGTTATTCGTGGTTCTGGTTGGGCTGCACCTGCAACCGCAAATAATGCGCATAACTGTTTGATTACATCCGTCACGGCATTGGTTATAACCGGCGTGATGCTGGATGGTAATCCGTTCATCGCCAAAGCTGCGGGCGACAGTGTAACCATCGCAGAAACCGGCAAGCACATCGCAATTCCAACGTCTGGGCACACACGCGACTATTGGACTATCGAGCATTGGCATTCCGATATTGCTCAGTCAGAGCAATTCACCGATTGCGTCATTTCAGGCGCAACGGTCAAGTTACCCGGCACCGGAATGTCTGAGGTTGGCTTTGAGATCATGGGTCTGGATATGGATACCGACACATCCGCCTACTTCACCTCACCGACGGCTGTTACCAGCGGCCCAGTGGTTGCTGCGGTCAATGGAGCGGTATACGTGCAGGGTACATTGGTCGGACTGATTACAAGTATCGATTTTGCGGTTAAAGGCAATTTCTCCGCACCTGGCGGCGTGGTCGGATCAAACACCGATCCTGACATTTTCCCCGGCTCTATCGATGTAACCGGCAACATGTCCGTGTTGTTCTCTGATGCAACGATGCGCGATTACTTCCTGAATGAAACGGAAATATCAATCGTTGCAGTCTTTACGGACAGCACAGACGCTGACGCTGACTTCCAAAGCCATATTTTCCCGCGCGTAAAAGTTGGCGGTGCCAGCAAAGACGATGGTGAGAAAGGATTGACGATGACTGTTCCATTCACCGCCTTGGAATATACGTCCGGTGCATCGGACATAGTCGCTACGACTTATTGGACGCAAGATTCATTGGCTTCTTAATAAAAAAACAGGAACCTAAGAAAATGAAAAAAACAGAGTCTTTTGACCTTGGCAGTATCGACACAATCGCAGCTTGCAACAAAGGTACTGAATTTGAATTGCGACATCCTGCAACAAATGCGCACATTGGGATTTTCTGGACACTGGTAGGGCGTGATTCCGATGTGTTTAGATCATATGTCAAGGAGCAAACCAACGCCGCAATTCGTCGTGAAGCAATGGCCAAAAAACGCGGCAAAGACCCGGATATTAAAACCGTCGAGGATTATGAGCAGGACACAATTACCCTACTCACAATATGTTCGGTTGGCTGGCGATCATCAGAATCAAACACGATCAAGTTTAAAGGTGAGGAATTGGTTTTCAACGTTCCGAACGTGAAGCGAGTTTTGACAGATATGCCGTGGATTCGCAATCAACTTAATGAATTTATTAGCGAACTGGAAAATTTTATGACGTGCTGATTTCGGAGCTTGCTGAATACGCCGCTTGTCAGTTCAGGCTTGAGAAGCTTCAGAAGGATGGAGCAACGCTCAGGCAGCACTTGCAAATGGCTTATACAGCATCCGGGATCATGCCTGATGAATTAGCAAACGAAATAGAAATGCCAGAACTTACCGCTTATTTATGGCGGTATTTTTTTGAGCTTAATTCAGAGCGGTCAAGTAACGGAATGGGGCCGAACAGGCTCACTTCTACGGGTATAAAAGACTGGTGTTATTTGACGCGCACCAGTCTTGATCCGTGGGAAGTGCGGGCAATTAAGCTGTTGGATAGTCTTTGGATTGATTCTGTTGGGGGGAAAAACATTTCTAAAATTTCCCGTAATTCATATGGATAAATTGGCATGAGTACTGTTGATATAGCCACGCTTGGTATAGCGGTAGATTCTACGCAGGTTAAAAAGGGAGCGGCTGACCTTGATAGTCTAGCGGTATCTGGTGCGCGTGCTGAAAAATCCGCTGATGGCCTGACTTCGGCATCAAGCCGCCTGGCCGGTGCGTTTGGGCTTGTTTCCGGCGCGCTGGCAACGCTTGGGATCAGCCGGTTTGTAACTGAAACGGCAGCGCTGAATCAGCGTTACTCTGAAATGGGTATCGTCTTAGACGTTGTGACGCGGAATGCCGGATTAAATAAAACCGCAGTAGATTCGGTAACTGAGTCTGTCAGAAAACAAGGCATTTCAATGATCGAGTCGCGTTCTGTTATGACTCGGTTAATCCAGGCACAAATTGACTTATCCAAAGCCACAGAGCTTGCGAGATTGGCTCAGGATGCCGCAGTCATTGGCCAGATAAATTCATCCGACGCGCTTGACCGGATGATCCACGGCATAACATCGGCACAGGTTGAGGTGTTGCGCGGGATCGGCATTAATGTCAATTTTGAACAGTCGTACAAGAATCTTGCGGCACAGATGGGCGTTACAGTCGCTTCGCTTTCTGAAAACGAGAAGATGCAGGCGCGTGTAAATGTTGTGCTGGAGCAGGCATCAGCATTAAACGGTGTTTATGCCGCATCAATGGAGAATGCCGGTAAGCAAATGCGTTCAACGCAGCGGCTGGTTGAGGATTTGAAAGTCAAAATAGGCGGCCTGTTTGATCAGGCGGCAATGGTTGCTGTGAGCGCTTACAACAATCTACTCAAAGATTTAGACGCAACCATTGAGTCACTCGCTAAATCTGGAGAAATGAAGGACTGGAGCCATCGAATCGGCGTTGAGTTTGCCGGATTGATCGACTTAACACGCGTGTTCATTGGTCAGTTTGAGATTCTCGGAAAGCTCATTTCAACGCAATTCTCCAACATTAAAAACGGTGACTTTGACAAGATGTCTACCGGATTCGCTAATGCCGATAAGGCTCTAAGAGCTTTGTACGCAGACGGCGAGAAGTACGTCGACCAAGTTAATAGCAGGGTGATTCAAGAAAAGATGCTCACTGAAGCCGTTGGGCGTGGCAGTGCGGCAACAAAGAAGAATTCGGAAGAAACGCTGAATAACGCAACAGCAACAGCAACAGCAACAGCTGCCAAGCAAGCGCATGTTCAAGCGTTCGATATGGAGATGTACAAGCTGCGGCAGTATCAATCTGATGCGCAGCGGGTGAGAGATATAACTGACAGCGTTGCTACCAAGCAGGAGCGTTTTAATCGGACTCTTGAAGAATTAGAGCGCCTGCGGCCTGATATGTCAGTTGAAACATATAACAGAGCGCTTGAAAAAGCGCAGCAAGAATTACAGGACGTTGGAACGGTAAACAAAACCGTTGTTAACGAAATGGATCAACTCTGGATTCAAGCAGGTCGCAACATTCAATCTGCGCTCGGCAATGCGGTGTTTGATTTTTTCAATACCGGCCTAAAAGGCATGGTTGAGAACGTCAAGAATACGGTTCTGCGGATCGCGTCGGAGTTCGCCGGGCTGAAAATTGCCCAGTCTATCGGATTGTCTGCGATGTTTGCTGTGCCTGGATCGGCTGCGGCATCAGGCGGTGGATTGTCCGGCTTGATGTCAGGCGGAACTTCCGGCGGGTCATCTGGTGTTAATTTGCTAAATCTTGCTAGCCTAGGAAGTAGCGCATCTTCGTTATTTAACACCGGGCTTGGAGCGACTACGCTATTAAGCAAAGTTGGCGGTATGCTGCCTGGATCAGTCGGTTCGTTTTTCGGAGGCATGGGTGTCACAGGTACACAAGCAGCTGCACAAGCTGGCGCTTCGGCATTGTGGGGGTCATCGGGTGTGGGCGCGGCGGCAAGCATGGGCACATCATTTGCGGCTGTCGCTGGGCCTGCTATTGCTTTGGCTGCCGTGGACATGCTTGGGCGCGCATTAGCTGGTGACAAAAAATTAGGCGGAGCTGAGATGATCCCGGTAATTGGCGGATTCATGGCCGCACTGTTCGGACGCGGGCCGCTGAAACAGAAAGAAACCAACCTGATTGGCGATTTTACCGGCGACGGTTTCTCGGGAATTACCAGTACGAAGTTTAAAGCGCAAGGCGGAGCACTTCGTAGCAGCAAAGTCGACCGTGTGATGGTGGATACCGACACCGGCAATCTACTTAATCAGTATAAGGGATTGGTAGAGGGTGGCATATCGAAGTCGTTAGAACCATTTGCGCGCGAAGCCGCGGTTGCTGCGATGCAGCTAGGCAAATACCTTGATGATGTGACGACGTCAACATCCACATCCATGAGCAAGGTAGCTGAATCGCTCGGCAAGGGCAAGGATGCGATGGAGGGTTTCTATTATGGCGTTAATATTGCATCGGAAAAGGGCAAGTCGCTGACTGATGAGCAAATCAGCGGGGTATTAAGCGACATGGCCGATACGATGGCGCGGCATGTGATACCGAATATTGATGCATTTCGCAAAGCAGGGGAAAGCGCGGCTGATGCCGCAGTGCGAATAGGTAGCGAATTTGAAACTCTGGTAAGCGCCACTGCTGTTCTGGGCGTGTCGCTCGGTGACGCTAGAAAAGCATTACTCGGAACATCGATTGATGGCCGATCGGCATTCATCGAAGCTGCTGGCGGCGTGGATGCTCTGAATAGCAAGGTACAGTACTTTGCTGAGAATTTCTTGGATGGTTCCGAGATTGTCAAACGTAATTCCGAGTTGCTGACTGAACAAATGGGCAAACTTGGATTGTCGACTGATATGACAAAAGAGGACTTCAAGAACTTGGTTCAGTCATTCGGCCAGGTCGGCGGAGTTTCTGAGGAAATGCTCGTATCACTGTTGGACATTGCCCCACTTTTCAATCAGGTCAAAACCGCAGCAGATGCGGCTGGAACATCAATCGAATCGCTGGCTGCTAAGCTGGTGCTGACCAATCAAGAGGCTGTGGCAGTCGGTACGGTTCTCGGTAACATCGGCTACAGCTTCAGTGACATCATGCAGGTGTTGCGTGATATTCCAGCCGAAGAAATAACGGCGTTCGTGAACAAGGTCGGCGGCATCGATGCGCTGCTTGCATCCAGCGGAGCGTTCGCACAAAACTTCCTGACCAGCGCGGAGTTGGCGCAAACAAAAGCCGATTATCTGGCTAAACAGTTTACTGATCTTGGAGTCCGGTCTAATCTAACAGCGCAAGATTTCAAAGATTTGGTTCAGGGTGTTGGCGAGTTCTCAGGCGTATCTGATGAAACAAGAGTCGCCGTTGCCGCTTTGAGTAATACATTCTCAGAATTGTATGGCGGAACGAATCAGCTGAATCAAGCAGCCATAGCGGTCGGCACAGTTCTGGGCAATGTTGGATACGGTTTCAGCACAGTAGTACAGGCACTCAAAGACTTCTCGGCTGAGGATATTCGGGCGTTTGTGGCCAACGCTGGAGGAATCGAAGGTCTGCTTAATTCATCATCTGTATTTGCTGACAACTTTCTGACTGCTGCGCAAAAAACGCAGTTCCAAGCTGACTATCTGGCGCAACGGCTGACAGGCCTCGGACTGAGCGCCAATATTTCGGCAGAAAGTTTCCGTGATTTGATCATGGGGCAGGGCGAGTTTGCCAACGCATCGAAAGAATTACGCGCGCAAGCGTTGCTTCTGACCGGTGACTTTATCAAAGTTAAGGGCGGGATGGATGGTTTGTCCGGAAGCCTGGGCGGACTGGGCGCAGCAACTCAAACGGCTGCCGTGTCGGTCAACGATCTTATTAAAATCGGCCTTAATTTCGGTTTGTCGATGCAGAAGATCGGTAGCCTGATCGGAAGCAGCACGCAAGATCAGCTTAACGCATGGGCAGCAAACAATCCAAACGCATTGCAACAAAGTGAATTTTTTAAGCAAAACTTCCTCACGCCGCTGGAATCATTCAACGCTGATGCGCAGAAATTGGCGAATGATCTTTCGTCGATCGGCATCGATTCAAATGTTTCTAGATCTGGATTTGCTGCAATCCTACAAGATTTCAGCGATCCGGCAAAACAGGCTGCGGCATCCAATCTGATGCAGCTATATGACAGCGTGCACGACCGCATGGAAGCCAGCGCGCAGGCTGCGGCAGACTTTGTTGCGCCAGTTGCGCAGATACTCAACCAGGACGCAATCAACGCGGCAAACGACAACATTCGCAATGCTCAATCGGCTATGACGCAAGCGCAAAATGAAGTCAACCAGGCGCGCCAGAATGAAATCAATCTGCTGCAACAAACCGCCGACAAATTCCGTGGATACGAACAGGCTATGAAAAACGCCAGCAATGCACTGGCAATCAGCGACGCATCGCCGTTGTCGCCGGTCGAGAAGTATCAGGAAGCGCAGCGGCAGTTGAGACAGGCGGCGCAATCTGGTGATTACGAAAAGCTGCAACAGGCTGGAAGTGCGTTTCTTGATGCATCTCGCACAGTCAATGCTTCTGGCAGTCAATATACGCAGGATTATCAATTCGTCAAAGGACTGTACGATCAGGCTGCGGCTGCGGCCGGTAAACAAGCCAGTGATGCAGAAAAACAGCTTGGCGCGCTTGGGACGATCAATAACAGTGTGATGAGTGTGGCGCAAGCGGTCAATAATCTGGCCGCTGCCCAGGCTGCATACAAAGCGGCTCAATCGTCTGTGCCAGCACCAATCTACAGTACGCCGAATGTCACGCCACCAAGTGTTCTGAGTATGCCAGCGCCAGGCGGACAGGGCATTGCGCCAATGCCAGCGCCATCCAATGTACTGCCATTCCCAAGCGACGCGCAGATCAATGATTTCGTTAAATCTAATTATGGCGATTGGAAAGCAATCTATGACGAAGCGATCAAGTATCAAGTAAGCAGCGAGCGACTGTCATCAGCATCCGGCCTGCCGCTAGCAGATATTCGGTCGTGGGTGGAATCGCAAGGGCTGCCGATGTTCGAGCGTGGTACAGACTACGTTAAAAGCGGCGGGCTGGCGATTTTGCACAAAGCGGAAGCGGTGACACCGGCCAGCAGCATGAGCGACATGGCATCTTCGATCGCAGCATTAACCGCAGAAAACCGAGAAATCAGAAAGCAGCTTGAAGAATCGAACCGCAAGTTATCGTCGCTGATCGGAACGGTAGCGAAATCAAGCGACAAGAACGCTGATCGAATCGTCAGAAACAGCGACAAGCAATCATTTTATCGCGAGGTACGCAGAGCATGAGTATATCTGACGCTCAATATCAAGTATGGCTGGAATCCGACGATGCTTACCGATGCGTATTAGTTGAACCGGTGGCGAATGTATCTAGTGTAGAAACTACTTTCTACCTGTCAAATATGCCATATGCGAATGGGGCGGTATTGTATGACGCTCTGCTTGTCGGTGGATCGGTAAAAACATCAGAAGCTATGAGCCTGGATAACGGTGAGGCTGAATACACGCTTGGCATGATTCAGGTGGCTAATTTTGATGGTGAGTTGGACGCGTGGTTCGATTATGTCTGGGCGAATCGGTCAATAACTGTCTATTTTGGTGACGTTAGATGGCCTAAGTCTGATTTTAGGACATTCGCCGGTACGATCAGGGACATTCAGCCGGTTGATCGCCTGACGATTGGCTTTGTCATGCGCGACAAAATGGAACGGCTGAATTATCCGATCACTGAAACCAATCTTGGCGGCAGCACGAACAATAAAGATGAGCTTATTCCGCTTACGTTTGGAGAGCCGCATAACATCAGGCCGCTACAGACCAATCCTGCAACTCTTGAATATCAGGTTCACGGTGGCGCGATAGAGCGATTCACCGAAGTTCGTGATAACGAAGTTCCAGTGTCTATCACCGGCAACACGTCGACCGGCAAATTTATTCTTGCGACCAGTCCGGCGGGTATTGTGACGGCTAGCATTCAGGGCGACAAGTACAGTGGGACATACATCACAAAAGCAGCCGATATTGTCACGGCATTGACAACAAGATACGGGCAATCGACAAACAGATTCACTTCTGGCGATCTGGATACCACCAGCCTGGCCGCATTCAACACGGCGAATCCTCAGCCGCTTGGACTATATATTGACAGCAACATGACCGTTCGGGAGGCTGTCAAAGATGTGGCAGCCAGTGTCGGCGCGCAGCCGGTACTTACCCGGCAAAACAAGCTGAAACTACTGAA